GTCTGACCTCCTTGGTGATCGCCCCACGCTTGTATTACCAAGCGTCACTCCGGTCAATAACCGGCGTGGCCCATCCCGAGTTTGATGCTGACGACTCGGGGACGTCCAGAACGACGCAAGTGGTCTGACGAGGTGGCAATCTCGTCTGACTTCCTTGACTCCATAAGAGCCAAGCACTTGCGTAGAGCAGGCCAGTCATTGATTTCATTTTTCGGAATCAATGGCCGAATCATCCATCCCTTAACCATGGGGATGGAATGAATTAGCTTAGTATCCTCTCGAAGAGGACCATAGCTATGCCTGCCCAACACAGGAGACGTCTTCCCCACAACCGGAAAGTGTCCAAGTATTCGGACAATTCGATTGTCAAGAAGATCAACCGGTTCCTCATAACCAGCTTCAAAAAGTTGGTTTCTGAGTGAGACAGTTGAAATAATCTCCTGCGCGTCCTTCCGTGACGAGGGAAGAACTCGACGGACACGGACCACTGAAACGTCCGTTCCGTCATAGTACTCCTTCCCGCAAGACTCCCGGAACTTGCCATTCCAGAAAGACTTGCGATAGTTAACCTTGAGACCGAAGTACTCAAGGGAACTAATCACGGAACGCACATGTTCTTTGGGGACAATGATGTCATCCCCAAAGACACGCACCCGACCAGAATACGAGTTAAACTCGCTTCTGGTCAACCGGTGTCCTAGGTCCTGCTCGATCCCACAGAAGATAGCCACCAAGAAAGTGGCCGCTTCCATAGGAAAGCACAGGGCTGAACCCATAGACGCGAACTTTGATAGGACTCTAACAGTCCCATCAGGTAGGCGAGCTGTGGTGGACCTACAAGCCATAACAGCATCATGGAAATGACGGTGCTTGGAAAGTAGGTTGGACACAGTCTCACATGAGACACGATCGGATGCTTCACTCAAATCGAGTGTAGCAAGGTCACCTTTCGATGACCCCTGACGCGCCAAACGCTGGTTAGGCGTTTGATCGTCGAGGCCGAGCATGGAATCAAGGATGGGGGATTCCTTAATCCCATCTGCGATTAAGCGCAGAACCGCTTGCTGTGCGTACTGCATAGCAGTCGGTTCAACGGCAATAATCCTAGGCGTCTTCATCGTCTTAGGAACTGAGACCACCTTCACAGGGATCTCAGCGCCGGGTTCGAGGAAGTCGACTTGTTCCAATTGTTCCCAGTAGGACCAATTGGGAAGGACCATCTCCCCGTAAGGGAAGTAGGTCTCAAGTCGGCATGGCCATTGTGTTTGGTGATACTTCTGATTGCCTACTAGGCGATCAGCGGTAGCACCTGGTCCATGCTTTGGGATCAGATTGCCATCATAGACATCCTTGTCTACTTTAGCAAAAAGACTCCCAAAAATAAGAGTACTAAGGCGATTGAAGTTGTCATAACTCCTTTCTCCTTTCGTACTCTCGACTTCCTGCTCACACTCAAGGAACTCAGTAAAAGCGGCTCTCTCACGAGAGTCGCTACAATCGATTAGAATCTTGCTATACATCAGACTTAATTGACGTATAGCTCGAATCGCGTCGATCGCTGGGTCCTCGAGTAGGACACCAGTACCACGGTCGAAAACGAGACAAGAGAAACCCGACAGAAATGCCGGGAGCCTCCCGTTTTTCTTAAAAGAAAGAAAAACGGAGTTGTCCACATAGCCACGCTCAAGACTAAGTTCAAAGTCTTTTGCGAAGCTAGGGAGAGTTATCGTGAGAAACGATAGCCCTTCATTTTTCGACCGCACCTCGACGGTTTTAACGTCGTGGTGGGCGCTAGTGCAGCACCACGTAGCCAAGTTGTTAGCTACGCTAGTCCAGAGTACAATTAGGCTTTTCACGTAACCTCCTGATAGAGGAAAACGTCCTAAGCCAATGTCACATCCTGATCAAACGGATGCTGGAGGTTCATCTTGAAGCTGA